TTCAAAACGCTTACGAACATCGTTGTCCTCACCACTGATCCAAGGCAGTTCCTTGCGGGCCTGTTCCTTGAATGCCGCCTCCATCTGGGTCCGCTGGGCCTTTGCCTGCAATTCTGCAAACTGCGCGGGCAAATACTTGTCGCGGGCCTTTCTGGCGCTGCGCAAACTCTCACGGACCTGTGCCTTGGTGTACTCCTTGCCGTCAACCACAACTGCCACATCATCTGCGGCCAGGTTTTCAGCCCGGAATAGGACATCTTCTGCCCACTCAACCACTTCTCCAATCTCCGAGTTTTTAGCCCGAAGTTCTTCGACGCTCTCAATCTTTGAGAACGGATTGTTTTCCACTTTGGCTTCCGGCAACCGTTGCCTGCTCTGCGCTACCATCGCCTCTAGGGCGGCGGCTTTCTCCTCGGCCATCTTGCGCTTCGCCGTCAATTCGGCAATGCGCTTCAACAGCCCGGATTTCCCACGCTCGGCAAGCTCCTTGATGTCGTCGTCCGTCAAGTCGCCTATATCCTTTGAAAGAACGTCTTTCTGCTTCTGCTCCTCCGCTTGGGATTCGCCCTCTTTGGGGGCATCCGGCGTCGGGGCTTTAGCCTCTTGACTCGGTTCAGGCTTCCGTTCCTCCAGCTTTGGGGCCGGGGAGGCGGCGAGCTTGGCAATGCGGGCGGACAGGAAATCCGATTCCGTCATTGGCTTTTCCACGGGTGCTTTAACGTCTTCCGCGTTGGACGCTACTGATGTTTCTGACATAAATTCTTGTTCCGCCGTATGAACGCCCCGGCGAGTGCGTGAGGAAATGCTAACACAGCCAGAAAGTGCTTGACGGACCCATCAAAAGGAGTAGGATGCTGGACGTTGGTTTGGTGTTCATTGTGTGTTCATGTGTTGAATGTCAGTCCGGTGGATGCTTCCGTGGGAGGTATGAAGGACCGGCTTGAAGGAAAACAGGACTTCTGACATCACCCACTTTGCGGGATGGTCTAACGGATATGATTTCGGCAGGAACGACGGTTCCGTGGTATCGGATGGCCGCTCCTAAGCGACCTAGCGCAACCGGGCCTTTGTCGAAGGTGTGGGTTCGAGCCCCACTCCCGCTCTGCTAAGATGAATTTATGAAACGAATCCTTCTCGCGTGCGTCATACTCCTTTCCGTTACGGCCTGCCAGCCGAAGATGAAGGAGGTTCCCACCTACCGCTACCCCGAGTCAAGGGTGGTGCAGCTTTCGGCCTACGCCCACGCCAAGGACATTGGCGGCTACGTCTCTTGGATTGCCCCCACTGGGTCCATGAAGCCCCTCCTACAAGACTGGGACTACGTTGTGATTAGCAGCCCCGACAAAGACCCCTACGAAAACATCCAGGAGGGAGACGTGGTGAGCTATGACGCCAGCAAGAGCCCCCACTTTAATGGCAGTGAAATGTACAAGCGGGTGATGCACCGTGCCGTCCTCAAGGACCGGCTGGGCTGGGTGATGTCAGGCGATGCCAATGCCCACACCGAATCCAAATGGCGTCTCACCAAGGAAAACTACCTTGGGCGCCTTGTAGCCATCTACCGGCTAGATTTCACTGCTCCAGACGTGCCCAAGAAGCCTTGAGCTTCTCGTATTCGGCCTCGTCTAGCAGGTCGTTAAGCGCCGTGATGCTGCCAGCCTTGCATTGCAACTGCTCGTTGCTGTTGCTATAAAGGCTGCGCACAAGCGCCTCCTTGTTAGCCGCCACTTCATCCAAGAACAAAAGGAAGTCCTTGGAATTGTGGAGGCGTTCTAGTGCCTTTGGGTCTATCATTGCATCATCCCCATGCCCTGCGTTTGGATGGCTCCCATTTGTGCCGGGGCGGTGCCTATCTTCCCGATCTCGGCATTCTGAGCTTGCATGAGCATCATTTGGTACTGATCGATGTATTTCTTGAGACGCTCCTGAAATGCCTTATCCTGCTGTGCCCGCTGCATAACGTCGGGCTGCTGGAGGTACTGCTGGATTACCTGCATGGCCACTTGTGCTCCATTAGGACGAGCCCCAACTTCGATCCCGGCATAGATCTTTGAGAGATCCGTTGTAACCTGTTGAACGATCTGCTGCTGGGCCTCCTGAGCGGGCTGCAACACGGCGTCTGCAAGGGCTGGATTTACGGCACCGGCAAGTACCTCAAGGAGACGGCCCATGTTAATGCGCCCCTCCCGATCCAACTGAATAAGCGAGACAAACTGCTGTAGCTGCTTCTCAAGATTCTCCGGGTCATTGCTCAATACGTCGAAGTTGATGGTGATGTCGAAATTCTCATTCGGGTCGCCCCGGCCAAAGCGAACGGGGTCCGTGGTGCCGGTGACGCGGAAGAACACTTCCTCCGGGCCAAACCGCTGATAGCACTTGTAGGCCAAGCGCAGCACGTCGCGGACGTGCGTAAGGAACTTGTCCACGAAGAACTGCTGGCGCTGCACGCTCAGGGGGTTCTCCATATCCAGTCCCATCAGTCGGTCGGCCTGCTCAATCAGGGTGTTCTCCACCTCGTTGCTGCCAGGATTGAACGGCGGCACAGGGCCGTACATAAACTCACCGGCACGGCGATATGGCACGCGCACGGCAGGCCCCCAGTCGGCTGGCGGGTTGCCAGCGGGGTGCAGGATAGGCGGAACCGTGGCAAGGCTGTTGCGGTCATGGCGGCTGTCGCGCTCCACCTTGACGCCCCACTGGATGCCGCGCAGTTGCTCTGGGATCGTGGCCAGTTCGTAGAGGCGCTTGTTGTCCTCGCTCAGACGGGTGACGACAAAGGGGTAGTCGTCATAGCCATTGAGCAGTTCAAACTTGGCGTAATGCGGTTCGTCGGTCTTGCCCGTGAACTTGGGGCTAAAAATCGTGCAATAGATGCCCTCAGAGTGGTCTTCATCGCTGATCAACCGCTGATAGCAGTAGATCACCTCGTAAAGCTCGCTGGTTTGGCCCTGCGAGGAGCGATTTATCTGCGTATTGGTGCGGGGATCGTTGATGTCGATTGATGTGGCGCAATTTTCCACCACCCAGTCCACCCACTCCTCGTCCCAGCCGTCCGTAGCGGCTTTCTGGTGCAACTCCTGACTCGTATGCAATACACGATAGAAACAATAGGGTGCCCGCTGTGGGTCTGTCGTATAAGCCGGAAAGAATACGTCGCCATCCGGTGCCAAAGCACAGGCATGGGGGCAATTTACGCTCTCGCGGACCACTGGAATCTCGGCAACACCCGTGTCACGTAGCTGTTTAAGGGCTTTCTTAGCCCGCTTGTCCGTCACCCCCTTGAAAGCCTGCTTCAAAAGGTCGATTAGCGTGGCGTCAACGCCTCCGTCGAGCACCGCCTTGGCCAGATCCGGGCTGGTTTGGGCAATCTGGTTGAGGTCGAGCTTCTGCAAATAGGTACGGTCGGCCTTTTTCCAGCCAACGTAGGTCACCATGATGCCCCGTTCCAGCAAATAGTTGGCCCCAAGCTCCATCTGCCGCTTGAAATCAGGAATGTAGCTGCTTACCATCCACTTTAGGAAGGCGCTCACAGTCCGCGCCCGCCCCATGTCTCCCACTTCTACCGGGTAGGCTCGGATGTTCGCCCGACCGAGCGCAGACATAAACAGCGCAACGTAGGTATTGATGCGCTCGTCAATGATTTGCACCTCCGTGTCTGCCGCCCCCTCCCACGGGAAGGCGTCTGCTCCGTGCTTGCGCAGGTCTTTGGCCTTCCCTGGCCAGATGTTGCGCCGATAGTCGAAGCTGTCCCGCGTGCTCTGCATGTACAGCGACAAGTCCCCGATGGTGCGGTCATAAGCCTCCTTTAGAGCCAGCACATCCGGCTCGTCTTGGACGTAAGTGAGAGTTTCGGCAGCGGATTCGTTAGGCATCTAAGTGGCGTTGGATTTCTTTGACAATCTTGTGAGTGAGCCCCTTGTCCGCCCCGATCTTGTCGGACAGCACCTCCGGTGCGATGGGCTGGTAGGACGCCTTGAGCGTGCGTGTCAGGATTTCAAAACCCAGCAAGCGGTCTTGCTGATCGGCCAGCCACACGGGATCGAGGGTGCAATCAACCTCCGAGCAGTTCATGTCGATAGCTGGTTCCGCCTTGAGCATCTTGAATAATATCAACGCAAATGCGTTTGCCGATAAGCCTACCATACAACCGCCGAGGAATTGCCACTGGCACAAGGCTTCCCAGCTTCTTTCCGTCGTCAATCTTGACGTACACCCAGCGTGGGTTTGGCGCGGCGCGAATCACCATCCCCGTGGCCTTCTTGGGCACCGCCAGCGGCACCGCTACAGCAAGTCTTACCTTGTCAGCCCCAGCCTCAGAAAAGAAACAGATGCCCCGGCGCACCACGTAGTCTTCGCCAGCCTTGAGCTTCTCCTTGCGAATTGCCAACAGGTCAAAATGTTTCAGCCCCAATTCTGCCTTTAAGTCCTTGAATTTGATTTCCATTAGTAGCCTCTCTTGATGTCTTTCTTTCTGACAAACGCCTTGGGGTCAACATAGCCAACGCCAGCAATAGCCATGTAGCGCAGCACGTCGATGGGGTCTTTGTGGCTTTCCTCCAGCCCGCCCTCTGCCGTGTACTCCTGCAACGCCGTGATGATGTTGGTGCAACGCTCAGAAATGTAGAAGTGGGGATGGTTGGCGCCGTCAATGGGCTGGCGAGTGTTGTAGGCCATCTTGGTCTGCAACGCCTGCAGCCCATCCTCAATGTCCAGCCCTGGCGCCGGGATGAACACCATGCCAGCGTCCGCCAAGTCCTCGATGATGCTGCTGGCCCCAAGCTGCGACTGATACTTGGCCGCACCAAGGCGGGGGTCGATCAGCCGCTCAAATATCTCCTCCTTGTTCTCCCCCTCCATGCGCATGATCAGGTCAACGTAGTCGCGTATGCCGTAGCCCAGCCCCTTGGCTCCCGGCCCTTCGCACCACTTGCCCTGTCGGTATTCCGCCCACTCGCCTACGTTCACGTCCGGCCACTCCCGATAGACCCACCACGTATCTGACGCATCCACCGCCACCCAGCACATGAACCAATTCTTTCGCCCAGCGGGGTCCAGCACCATGTAGCGGGTGAC